GCGCAGATCACGCAGACCTTACGCGACGCCGGCCGTGACGTATCGCTCTTAGGGTTCGATGATTCCCAGATCAAGAAGCTCCTCGCCACGACCCAAACCCAAGAGAAAGAACCGGTGCTGAACGTCCTGAACTATCAGATCCTGGTCTTTTGTCAGGACGAATTGCACCAGGCCCAACTGCTCGACGACTTCGCCACAAGGAATCTGAAATGCAAGCCGCTGATCAACTAACCACGCGCCCATCCCACGAACCTGGCCCGTCGTTCGAGAGCAACGCACGAGAGTTTCGTGTGGAGGTGGAATGTGAGATCGTCCCAACAGTCCGCGTTCGTCAGTTGGACGCGTTATTCGATTGTCCGATCCAGCAGAAAGCTCACTTAACGTGGACCGGCAAACTCGCGTTCGATCGTCCCTGGTCGATCGGTTTGATCTTAGGTCCAAGTGGTTCGGGCAAATCGACCTTACTCAAAACGATCTTCGGGCTACGTCCAGAGTTTTCCTGGTCCGCATCCTCCGTGATCGACGATTTCAGTTCAAGCCTCTCGATGTCCGAGATTGCGGGGGCCTGTCAAGCGGTAGGCTTCAACACGATTCCGGCGTGGATGCGGCCGTACAAAGTCCTCTCGAACGGCGAGCAATTTCGCGTGACACTCGCTCGTCATTTGCTCGAAACCCCTCCAGAAAGCCCAATAGTTCTGGATGAGTTTACGTCTGTGGTAGATCGCCAGGTGGCGCAAATTGGATCGTACGCCATTCAGAAGTACATGCGACGATCCAACCCGCCGCGTCAGTTCGTAGCGGCTTCATGTCATTACGACATTCTCGACTGGTTGAATCCGGATTGGGTGTTAGAACCGGCTTCCCACGACGATCTTCGTCTAACGTGGCGCCCCGTATCAAGCACAACGGATCAAGACCCAAAAGTCGCATTACGCGCCCCAAACTCGCCGGATCTATCGGCAGAGTGCCTTACCAAACCTGGCAAGTTTTTGCGCCGTATCATTATCTAACAAGAGAACTCAACCGTTCGGCTCATTGTTTTGGGCTCGCGATCGATCAACAAGTGGTGGCATTCGCCGGAATACTTCACCGGCCCAATTCGCGCGGGCCGAACAATTTGAAGGGCGTATCGCGTTTGGTGACGCTGCCGGACTGGCAAGGGCTCGGGCTCGCGATGATGCTGGTGGATGAGTTGGGAGCAGCGTACAAAGCGCGGGGCTTTCATTTACACACGTACCCAGCACACCCGGGGCTCATTCGAACGTTTCAGAAATCCCCGACGTGGCGGCAGACCATGCAATCGACCAAAAATCTCGGCAATCCCAGTTCTGGGGGCAATTCGTCGATTCGGTATGGGGGCTTTGGAGGCCGTCCGAATGCGGTATTCGATTACGTGGGGCCAAGCATGCCCGTATCCGCAGCGGACCGACTCATTGGGGCCACAACGTGAATACGAGGAATACGAGATTTGGGTACGCGGCGATCATCGAGCCAGAGTCTTTTGGGCCGAAGTGCTAGAATCTCTGGCCAACGAGCACGACGACGGCGCGACGTTAATTGGCTGGGAGCGCGGAGGATGTGATGGGCGGGCCAGGCTCGGGGCGGAAGCGTACGATGGTCCGTGCACTCAACGCCCAGGATCCCACGACACCGCACGCTCTCACGGATCCGATCCTGACGCGCGGCGCTCGTGAGAAAAAGCGTCCGACGTACGAGAAAGACCCCACCACTTATCGCCGTCTGCGCGAGTCGGCGCTGCTGTCGGGCGATAAGCACATCACGCCCGAAGAGCTAGAAGCGCAACTCGCGTCGGTCAAGGATTTCCGCGAACGAGAGATTCGCGAGAAGCTGCAGATTAACGAGGCGACCGAGTGGTACATTCCATTCTTAGCGGCATTACGCAATTCGGCCAATCTCCGTGTGGCGTGTGATGCGGCAGGCCATTCGCGGTCATACGTTCAGGAGCACCGTGCGAAATATCCTGCATTCGCCCGCGTGTGGGATGAGGCGATCGAGGACGCGATCGACATCCTGGAAGCGGAGGCGTGGCAGCGCGCGAGAACCCAGTCCGACCCCATGCTGACCTTCCTGATGAAGCACAAGCGACCGGAAGTCTACAATCCGGCCAAGCACGTCGAGCATTCCGGCCCCGGAGGGAGTGCCATTTCGCTCACGCTCATCGACTCGGTGCTCTCGGACTACGACGACACGCCGGCCGACGACGATCCCCGTTTGATCGACGCGGACTACGAAGCGCTCCCCGCGGCCGACGACGCAGCCCCATGACGACTGGTTCGTTTCGCAACGTGCAGACACAGCACGTGGGGCCAGCGAAGCCGGCGCGCAACCCCAACGCGCCGCCCAAACCCTCCGGCCGTCTCAAGAATTCCCTGCACGACGGGGACGACGAATCGGAACTGAACGACGAGCAGCGGCGCAAAGACCTGGCCCGCGTCATGCGCCATCCGGTCACGTTCGCCCGCCAGATCCTGGGCATCAAGCTGTGGGATCTGCAGGAAGAGATCCTCTCCAGTCTGATGACGCATCCCCGGGTGGCGGTCAAATCGTGCCACTCGGCCGGCAAGACGATGTTGGCGGCGATCGCGACCTTATGGTGGATCACCCGGTATCGCAACGGGATCGCGATCAGTACGGCGCCCACGTGGATCCAGGTAGAAGAGATCCTGTGGCAGCAGATTCACGCGCTCGTCGCACGCGCCAAAATCTCCTATCCCGAACCCCTCCAGTCCGCCTTACGTTTAGGCCCGCAGCGATACGCGATGGGTCTGAGTACGGACCAGGGCGTGCGGTTCCAGGGCTTTCACGGCCAGGTGCTCATCGTGATCGACGAGGCAGTGGGAGTCCGGGCGGACATCTTCGAAGCGATCGAAGGGATACGTGCGGGGGGCGAAGTCCGCGTACTCGCTCTAGCCAACCCCACGATCTCGTCGGGCGCCTTCTACGACGCCTTCACGCACCAGCGCAGTACGTGGAAGACCTTCACGCTCGATGCGTTCAACACGCCGAACCTCCGCAACCTCGGGCTCCGGTCGGATTTCGACGTGCCCAAGATCCTGGGGGCGATGGCGCCCGAAGAGCTGGATGCGAACCCCGAACCTCATTTGACCTCGCGACGCTGGGTGCTGGAGAAGTACAACGACTGGGGACCATCCCATCCGTTGTGGCGCTCGAAAGTGCGCGCGGAATTCGCGGATGTAGAAGATCCGGTCATTCCGCTCGCGTGGATTGAAGCCGCTTGTGTCCGGCACGATGCCTGGCTGAAGGATCGTCGCTCCAAGACTCCTGCGTTCACCTGTCTCGGCGTCGACGTGGGCCGCGGCGTGAACAAATCGGTCCAGGCATTCAGACACGAGAACATCGTGACGCATCTCGAACGGGACAACAAGCCCGATACGATGGATCTGGCTGGGAGGATTGCGAACACGCTGAACGAGAAGGGCGGGTACGCGATCCTGGACGCCGTGGGTTTGGGCGCGGGGCCATACGACCGACTGCGGGAACAGCGTCTCCCCGTGATTCCGTTCAATGCAGGGGCCGCGACCGAAGCGACAGACATCTCGGGCGCGGTGAAGTTCGTCAATCAACGATCCGCCATCTGGTGGTATCTCCGGGAGCGCTTAGACCCGAATAGCTCGGAACCCCCGATCTTACTGCCCAACGACGATCTGTTGATTGGTGATCTTTCGGCGCCCCAGTATCGCTATACGTCTACGGGCAAAATCTCGCTCGAAACCAAGGACGAGATCATGACGCGTCTGGGGCGTTCGACGGATGATGGCGATGCCGTGTGCATGTCCTTCGCGTTGGGGGTCAGGCCCCGGAAGCGCAAAGCCAGACCAGCCTTAGCCGGCCATCGTGTCGTGCGCACGGAACTCAACCCCGTGTTGGATAGGTTCGGCTAATTCGAGCCCGTTCTACTTCCCAAGACACGTGTGATCTGCTATCGTAGGACGAGCGGGGAGGCTGGGAGGGGGACACCTTGCCCAGAAGTGGCCCGCGCTCAGCCGCACAACTGCAGCATCTGCGCGATATTGCCGCGAAAGGCGGGCACGCGACTGCTTCCAAGTACGGAGGCTGGCACGCGGCACACGCGGCACGCCACGCGCGGAAAGCCGGCACCTATACGCCTCCTTCCCCGCGTACCCCCTTCGCCGGCATGAAGCGCACGTCCAATCTTCCTCAGACGCGCATCGGGCGCAACCCCGGTCTGCTCAACCTCAATATCGCCAAGAAGGTCAGTTCGCTCGCACCGCGCACGACGAACCTGCCTCGGACGACGTTCGGGCGTTCGACCAGCCCAACTGTACGCATCCCACGTTCAAGGAATACCACGCGTAACACGACGGTCAGGCGGCGCTGATGATCAGTACGCCGCCCAACGGGCGCGCGGCCACCATTCCCCAGCTCACGCGGGAGATGGTCGTTGGTGGGCGCTATGCGTGGTATTCGATCACCTCAACGGGCTCGCGCGTGCTGCCGTGGGCGATCGACGACATCATGGCGAACTTCGGGGATGACATCTACGAGCGCATGCTGCGCGATCCCCAGATCGCCGCGTGTCTCCAGGTGTACAAATCCGCGATTGTCGAAGATGGCGTCACCTTATCCAGCGCCATCGACGATCCCGAAGACCCGGCGGTAGAAGTTGCCAAAGACCTGTGTGCAACCGCGACCGATATGCTCGAAAACCTCGACACGCCGTTCGATCAGGTGCTCGACAATATGTTGGACGCCGCGGCGTTCGGCAATAAGGTCGCGGAGCTCAAGTGGGCCTTACGTGAGATCGACGGCGACAACCGGC